GATAATGCCGACTGGAATTACCCCTATGGCTTAGCAAAAGTAATTGATATGGCGGCGGGATGGGGTCCAGCCTCAGACTTAGTAGAGGACATATTTGAAATTAAAATGGCTATGTCGACGCGAGAGTGGGCGGAGTATGCCGAGCAGGAAGGGCATGACGGAATCATATTTCAAGACATTACGGATATGGGTTCAGCGGGCTCGACGCCGGTATCGGCGGACGTGTTTGTAGCTTTCGGTTACGAAAACGTAAAATCGGCACACAACATTGGAACATTCGAAGAAGAAACACCGAGGGGCAGTAAACTTTTGTATTCGGCGGCTAGTTAAATGAAAACTTTTGCACGAGCAGTTGCGGTTTTTCTCGATCAATCCGGGACCAACGAGAAACAGGGACGTTTTATATCAGTCGACCCGGACGGCGACGGAGATAAACAAGCTATATGGGTGCAGGATGATGGAACAGTAAATCCACGCAGCGACAAACCCGGTAAGTGGAAAGGCTACGAACCCGAGGTAATAGATAAGCCCGAAAAAGGGAAACCAAAATACAAAATTAAAGACATTGGCTTGCGACCGTTCGTTTTGCAGGAACCACAAAAAAACAAGGACGGTACGGTACGGAAGAACAGCAAACCAAAGTTGAAGCAAAGCGAAGCCGTAAAGAAAGTGATGCGATTCGACCGAGAAACCGGCGAATGGCGTGCACTTACCAAATCGGGACAGCTAATAGACCGAAAAAAAAGGGAAAGTTTCGACGACGTAGCAAAGGCACGGGCGTTTGAAGAAGGTTACGAACCAACACCAAGCGACATTGCGAGAGTCAAAGAGTTAGCAAAGCAAATCCAAAAAGAGACTAACGAACGATCACAGGAAATCGTCGACGCAATGCGACAGCTATTCTCAAACCGGCCCGGTGGATTGTCGGCGTGGCAAGCAAGAGCACGCGCGGCCAATGACATTCGCGGACTCGAGGATTTTGGGATTGACCAAATTATTAGCGGGCAAACGTATTCAGACGACGAAACGAACCTACTGCCGATTATTCGTGCGCACGCCGGATACTTAATGCAGGGCGGAGACGACGACGAGCAAGCCGTATTTGAAGCGTTGCGAAAACCGTTACCGAAGCCAGTCGCTCTAAACAATCCCGCTATCGTGGAACGTGCCGGAACGCTTTACGCAGAAGAACGCGAGCAAGACAGCGAGCTCGAGCAAGAATACTCGAGAGGTTTCATTGATTTACTGAATCAAAAACAGAAGTTGTTTGAGCAGAACGCAGACTACGAGGAAATAGCCGAGATCGAACGACAAATGCAATCGCAGTACACCGACGACTTTAATCGGTGGTATGGAGATGACGAAGAAATATGGGGCGACGAAGAAGAAGCGGACCAGAACGATTTTACTTCAGTGCCGTTTCAAGCGACTTCATTCACGGACGCAGTTGAGCTTTACAAAGCTACCGACAATGGGCGATTTATCACCGTCCGGCCAAATGACGAAGAAGAAGGCCACGTAATTTTCGTAACCGACGACGGTGTAGTAAACCCAAAAAGCAAAAACCCCGGCGAGTGGAAAAAGTTTAAGACGTCAAAGCCGAACCGAGTTGAAAAAGGAGAAGAAGGAGCCGGAAGATTCGCCGTTAGAACGACCAAAATGGATGATGCACGCAAGAAATACGAGGAAATGCGCGGCAATGTATCGAAAGCAAAAAGTCGCAGCACCGAAGCGACTATTGAACGATTAGGTGGTCGCGAAAAGCTACTCAAATCAAACCTTTCCGAGTTAGACGCTACGCAGGTTATGGCTAGAGCGATTCTCGAGGATCAGGAAGCAAGGGACAAAATAAGGGGAGGCCAAAACGAAGTTGCAAGAGTTCTGCAAAAACACATGAAGAAGTCGGGCGGGATATATTTGAGCACGGAGGATATGCACGAATTACAGAGTGAAATAAGCAAAATCGACGGGTGGCAGAAACAAACAAACGATTTATTGAAATCACTCAAAACAGACAAGTTCTACGAAGTTGACGCAAACGCGGAAAAGCCGGGCAGGGGCACGTTGCGGCAGTTCGAATGGATGATGAAACAACGTGAACCCGACATGAATTGGGGATACACAGTTGCAAACTTTAGCGCTCGAAACTCGCAAGCGTTAGACGCTTTAATGACGAAGCACCGAAACGCCGTGCGAAAAGCAGTCAAAGCGGGAGAGGACGTACCAGCGTATATCACTGACACTTATTCGCACCTTCCTTGGGCACCGGGCGAACAGACTTCGAAGAAAAGCGAGCCGTACGTGCAATGGGTAGACCAGCATAAAGAAACCGGCAAGTTTCGATTGCAAGCGAGCGAAGGAAGAAGGATTCGCAAGCAAGCTAACGATGCTATAGACACCTACCGCAAGAGTTTGTTGTCGAAAAACAAGTCGATGAATACAGAGCTAACGTCGCTGAAAGACGAGCTCAACCAAATGAGAGACACGTACTGGAAAGAAAAAATATTCAACGACGAAGCGAAGCGCGACGCTTACGACACAAAATCTGACGAGTTGAAGCAGAAGATAGCCACGATTGAAAGAGAGATGCGGACTTTGCTACGAACCGAAATCGACAAAATGCCGAGCAATCGGAAAAGACCAGTCGGAAAACGAGCAATCGACGCGAGGCTCAAGGGCAACACGCAAGTTTCGCAGCAAAGCCTCGATGCAGCGGTAGATTGGCTCGAGCACGTGTCAGGGGGAGCGCTGACAAATTACAGCGTGGACGTAACGACAGCGAAGCCGTCGGACGGCGTGTATTACAACAGAAGCGCTTATTACTTCGGTCAGAACACCGTAAAAATGTCGCCCCGGCAATCAAATAACACGGCGATTCTCATTCATGAATTATGCCACTCCATCGACCACAAGACGGAAATTGGGCCGAAAACGAAATCGTTTCAATCGCAAGCTATACAGAAGCACAAGACAAGAGCTTTAGGAAAGCGTTACGAACCCAGCGAAATCGGCTCACAAGATGGATTCAACGATGCGTACACCGGCAAGTATTACAACGGCGCAAGATCGTCGGAAGTTTTGACGATGGGAGCCCAAAAACTTTATGAGAACTGGATTGAATTAGCGGAAAAATCACCAGAACATTTCAATTACACGATAGCAGCGTTGCGAGGATTAGTATGAAAACCGAGTCAAGCGACTTAATTGCAGAAATTTTGCCGCTCGCAAAAATACACACGTCGAGCGGCGATTGCGTCGTGCTAATGGGGGACGGTAATTGGTACAGCAACAACGAACAGTTAGCCGATTCAGTAAATGATTTTGCTAGTTTCGAGCACTACAGGCCGGAGGACGGCGACCCCAAAAAATGGGCAACGCTTACCGCGCACGAAAAAATTAAGGGCACTCTCACGATTTACTTTGACGACGCACAGGAGCCCAAGCCCGGCACCCCAACGGAAGTCAATTTCTAATAGCTTGCAATGAATCGAAAAAAAGGGTTAAAACCACAAAATGGTTACAGCAGTACAGCCACAAATGCCAGTTCCGCAAGCGAATGAATCGGAAGAGGATTTTATCGTGCGGTCGCATTATGCACTTGCGTCGGTATTACCGGATCCGGGGCAACGAAACAGCGTAATATGGCAAGCGTGGGACAACGCTCGCGGCAACGAGATGTACGCTCGAGCGGCTCAGTATTTCGGAGCCGAGCAATACTCGCCGACGGAGCCGCGACCGTTTTTTATGGAGCACGAAAAAGTTAATTACGGGCCAGACGGCTCCGAGCAAATCACAAACTACGATTTGAGCGAATTAACAAAGATCGTTCGCGAAAACAATCACAGAATACAAGACACCGATGCGTACACCGCGTTAGTCGACAAACACACGCTTCCACCACCGTATCGCGACCCAGATCCACCAAAAAACCTTGGTTTCGTCGGACCATACAGGCTCGGAATGGTCGGAAGAAAGAACCCAAGATGGGGCATTTTTGCGAACGAATGGCAGCGTAACGACAAAACCGAACAGTTGCGCGACAGGCCAAATCGTTCGGTCGAAGTGTTGCAGTTGAAAGCTAACGGTCGTAGGTATATCGACCCCATCGCCGCGTTGTCGGAAGCACCGCGATTGCCACTTCCGACCACCGCGCAGTATGCCGCCGATTCAGACTCCGAAGCGATAACCGTCGAGCGATACGACGCGACACCAGCGATAGCGTCGTTTCCGGGCGGCTCTAATACACGACTAAAAACAGCAAAAAAAGGCAAAGCAGATATGTACGGCAGTACCCCCGTCGACCAAGACATGATTCGCGAAGTGCTCAACGCTTTAATGAGCACCGAGGAATGGCAGACGATTAGCAACGCCGCCGCAATGATTGGAGACGACCAGCCCGTCAACACCGGCCAAGATGAGCTCGGGGATATGCCTATGGATGATCCAATGGCGGGCGGGATGCCGGAGCCACCGATGGCGGAGCCCGACCCGATGATGGGCGACCCGATGATGGAAGGCGGCGAAATGGAGGAGGAGTACGTGCAGGAGGACGTCGAAGATTCACCAATGCCCATCGAGCAAAACGGCGTAGGTCAGATGGGGCTGACGACCGCGATGCAGGGGATCCACGCGAACAACATGCTAAACAACCAAGCCGGTTCAGCAATGCGAAAAGGCGTTGATCGAAACGTCGCACCGGCGTTAGCGGCAGCCGGACGAGTTGCAGCAGGCACAGCCGCGAGAGCAGCAGGAGGCACAGCAGCACGGACGGCGGGCGGCGCGGCAGCACGTGGCGGCGCAAAAAAGGGACTAACGCAATCCGCAAAAGAGATTGGCTCGGATATGGCAGTCGACGCCGTGGCGAACAAAATTCAGGGGATGGGCGGAGGCGGAGGCGGCTCAGAAGAAAAGAAGCCGGGTATTTTGGCTCGCATACTCGCAGGACCGGGAGCGCAAGACGCCGCCGCAGCACCACCAGCACAATTCGGAGCCACTAAGGGCTATCACCGTTATTCCACTACCGCAGAGGACAATTCTATGCGACGCGACCAGTATGCAGCCTTAACCGCTGAAAACCAGCAAATGCGATCCGAGCTAAACGAGCTCAAAAAGCACAACGACTCTTTGCTAACCGAGCAAGCGCAGATGTACGCAGCCACGCAGCACGAAGTTGTGCAGCTACGCCAGAACGCAATCGACGCAGAGCGAAAGGAGCGTTTGACTCACCTCGCGCACCAATACTCAGCCGTCAATCTCAAAAACGAGATGGACGAGTGCTTGTATGCAAACGGCTCAGAAATGGATAACGACGAGTTTGAAAAGCGAGTAGAGCTTATCCAGCATTACGCAGCAGCGTCGGCACCAGCTTCGCCGATGATCCCACTCGGTTACGACGGCACTCTCGCCGCAGGCGACGTAAACAGCGATAAATTTGCGGCAAAAGTTGCAGACAGAGCTCTTGATCTAGTAAACGCTGGAATCAAAGCCGGAAAACGACTCTCTTATCAAGAGGCAGTATCGCAAGCGAAAACCGAGCTATCAGAATAGACCAAAAACAACCCTTAAACAGAGGAAGCGAAAATGGCCGGTAACGGACAACAATTTAAAGCAGGGGCAAATATCAATCCGAGCGTGTTCGTCAAACTATCAGCCGATAACAAAGTCATTACGGCAGGCGCGACGGACGAAGCAATCGGAGTGATGCACGAGAGCTTATGGGACGCACCGATCCCCGGAAACACAAACACGTACGCTGTACCCAGCGGTCAGAGCAAGCGTGTATATCAAGCGACTGAAAGTTGCGAAGTAATTGCTGGCGCAAACCTTACCGCCGGGCAACTTGTCGCTACCGACTCAAACGGGCACGGAATCGTTGCCGCAGTCGGCTCGGGCCTTGCCTACGCCGGAGTTTGCACGCAAGGAGCAGACGCAGGCGGTCGAGCAAAAATTCTAGTAACCATCGGAATTGCTTAGACAAACTTTAGATTCGTCCCGGGCGGGGGCGCGAACACAACTAACACCCCACCCAAATAGGACGAAAAAATGGCTTACGCTTATCCCGGCGGTAATAACACCTTCGTAAAGGATCTCGATGCGTCGGGACGCCTTATTACTGAATTTTCACGTAACCCAGACGATTTCGCGTTAAACAGCTATATCCAGCTTTCAAACGTTAATAAGTCGAGCGGTTACTACCTCAAAATCACGCCAGAAGAAGCGGCGCGTGTTTTGAGCTCCGATCTAGCCGAGTTCGTTTGGCCGGACGGTTCGCCACGACCCGAGCGAAACAACGGCACAGAGTCGTTCACGTTCGCTGATTACCAGACCGAGCGTTACAACTTCGACTTTACTATCGGTCGAAAAAGTGCGGAGCAAGCGGACTGGAACATCGTCGAGTCGCACGCTCGCATCAAAGCGCAGCAGGCAATGACGGCTCGCACGCAACAAGTTCACGGCTTGCTGCAAGCTGCCGGAACTTGGGCAACCGATCACTCGAGCGACGTAGTTTCTATCCCCGGAAACACCGGCACGTGGGATCAATCGACCGTCGCAAGACAGGACATCAAGCGTTCACTCGCTTATGCCGTCGAAAAAGTGATGATTGCAACGCTTTCGGTAGTTCGCCGAAAGGACTTGCAGTTGGTTCTAAGTCCACACGCAGCGCACGCAATGGCGGAGTCGCAAGAGATTGTGGACCACATCAAGAGCAGCCCGGACGCCTACAGCCAAGTTAAAGGCGAAGTAGGAAAATGGGGCGAGTACGGTCTACCCGACAATTTGTACGGTATTCCTATCGTTGTGGAGGATGCGGTCAAAGTTAGCTCAAAGCGTGGAGCTACTTTGAGCAGCGGTTTCCTATGCGATCCCGTGCAAGCATACCTACTCGCTCGACCCGGCAGCCTCGTCGCCGAATCCGGTGGACCATCTTTCTCTAGCGTGCATTTATTTGTGCAAGAGGACATGACGGTTTACACCAAAGACGATGAGGATAATCGCCGAACCGTCGGTAACGTGGTCGACGACTTCGACGTTGTTGCTACTGCCCCGGCTTCCGCGTTCCGATTCACTAATTGCGTTCAATCGTAGGTGAATTATGGCTTACGCCGACGGGAATGATCTAGCAGCACGCTACGACATAGATTGGGTTGGTGATCTTGCGACCGATAATCGCGAGCACCTATCACGTGGCGCTATTGCTACACACCCGTCGGTTTTAGCCGCTCTCGACGGAGCATCTGGGCAAGTTCAAGCCGCCTTAATTCAGGGCGGCCAATACACTGTGGACGACCTATCGACGCTGACAGGCGTCAACAAAGCGTATCTCGCAGACCTTGTTTGCGGGCTTGCTATCATTCGTTTATACGAGCGACGCGGCGAGTCGATACCGGCAAACGCCGAAGCGTCGCAGCAAAAATGGTGGACGTTGCTAGACAAACTGGCAAACGGGCAAAACATCTTCAATTTGCCCAAACAACTCGACGCAACGATCATCGACCACGCGGGCCCAACAGCGGTTCAGCTACAGAACCGAAACGACTTGACAGTACGATCAAAGCAATTCCCGCCACCAATAACACGATTACCGACCGCGCAAGGCGGAGGAACCTAATATGGCACTCAGAAAAGGACGCGTTGCACCTCAGGCAGTCGGAAATCTTCCAGACCCGAACGCGGGCGCGGGAACAGAACAAAACAACTCAGTCGACGTTAAGATTTCCGGTGCCGTCAATATTTACATCGGCGACACGATGAGCCAGACAGGGCAACTTTACTGGATGGGGCAGCAGATCGACGACACAGCTATCGTAACGCGAGAGTTTTTCAACGACGTTCCAGCAGATTCGCACGGTGGTCCGCAAGGTCCGCCGATTGATCGGCAGGTTCTAGGCCGAATAGTGCAGTTGTCGTTCAATCTTTCAACTTGGAGCCAGCGAACGCGAACGTGGATTGAGCAACAGAACTATTACTCAGTTCCCGGCGCGATTTACGATTGGGAAGTCGGCGAACCGTTGTTTCAGACTCACGGTTTTAGAATAGTTCTCGTTCCGGCACGCGACAATCGCATCACAGCAGCCGTTCCCGCGAGCAAAGCGCAAGATTGGTTTTGCTACAACTTTCCACTCTGTGTAATGGCTGGGCCAATCGAAGCGAGCCAAAGCACCAAATTTACGACTCTAAGTTTCACGATGGAAGCGCACCGGGTGCCCCAAATGAACAACACATTAAGCGGCGTTATTTGGAATCGTGACGTCACCGGGGTGAACGAAGCAGTTGCAGCACAGCAAGCAGAAATGCAAGCACAATACGACGCGATACTTGCCGAGCGAGCAAAAACCGCCCCCGTGGTGGAGGAATAAGCAGCGGCTTGCGGGTTCCCCTTCCCTTCGCCACCGGCCCGCAGGTCGTTGCTATCATCGCAATCGCGAAAAATGCTCGGTTGCGATATGGCATACCATCGTCACATCGTCAGAATCGCGAGTATTGGTCGTTCTGCCGCCGTAATGCAAATGAATTTTGCTTGGCTCGATTTTGGTGTAATAGCACTCACCGCTCGCGTCTCTCACGACGAGCAAAGTGTCGAGCCCGAAAGTTCGTAGATAGAACAACGCTCTTTCAATTTTCGTCGTCCCGAACATAAGAGTTGGGAATTTTCCGAATTCGTGGTTTCTGCACTTTATTTCCACAAACGCAACCGGCTTTTCGTCTCGGATAGCCGCATAATCTAGTTTTTCGTATGCAGCTAGTTTTTCTAGCTTGCAACTCCACGCTTTTTCGCACGCTTGCCGTACTTCCGCTTCGCGTTGCATATCTTCGGGGGTCTCATACCGTGGCCGCGACATTCAAGAGCACCTGCAATCATTGTGAGGAACGTAATGCAAACGGGAAAACCATCTGCAATAAGTGTTTATGCGAGAAATGCAGCAGACTAATCGTACTTTGCGAGTGCAAAAAAGTGGACAAAACGTAAAACCGAAAATGTCCATATTTATTTCGTGCCGCAACACCTGTGACATGTCACAAGTGTCACAAGTGTCACAGATTCGTCATTATCCTCGGAATTTCGGACGCTAAATCTCCGAATCTCCGAATCTCCGAATCTCCGAAAATGTCCGAGAATCCGGTTTGAATCCGGTTTGAATCCGGTTTGAATCCGGTTTGAATCCGGTTTGAATCCGGTTTCCACAAATCGGACCAAAATCGGACCAAATCGGACCACCGGCTCGAAATTTAAGAATTTCCTCTTTGACTGGCGTTGACACGTGAAAAATCCGATATTATCTTACGTTCTCACGTTTCACTTACACGAAGGGCAGAGAAATGAACACCACAGAAAGATACGTCGCAATTCTTCAGCATTTTAGCGTCGAAGAAAACGTTGTCGCTTTTATGCGAACAACCGAGTGGTCGTGCTATTTGTACGACAACTTCGAAGTTAGCCCAAACGACGTGACCGAGGAGTTTTGGTACGACCACATGATGAAACGCGCAGCGGAGGCGTGGACAAAGCTAAAAAGCAAGCGACGAGCAAAACTCGTCGACCAAACATTCGACAAGTATGAAAAACGCAACATGCGTGATAACGCTCACTTTTTAGAAGTGTAACTGGCGTTGACACGTGACACAGCCGAAGCTAAATTCTATATTCTCACGTTTCAGTTCATTTCACGAAAGGTTAAGCAATGAACAAAGAGCCAATGTATATCGACATCGTGTTCGCAGACCACGTTTACACGGCGACGGTCTACGACATGCCTCAGTTGCGTCGATTTTGCTCGGAGTGCGTTCAGCAACGCAGAGATTTCCGATTCGGCAAAATTCACCAGTATGGATCCATACGCAAAAGCTATATCTGCCACGTGCTAAACCAGATACGAGAATTTGCGACGTACGACAGGTGGTTGAACCTATGAGCGAAGTAGTCAAAAGATTAGCCGCGTTGCGAGATCAATCCGAGGGGGAAATCAAAAAAGCCCTTCGCGCGGCGATTTGCAAAATCGAACGGCAAAACAAGCAAATTCACAGACTTAGAAAAAAACTGAAAGATCAAAAATGAAGAACCTAAAAATCATTGCTCACTTCCGCAACGAGGACATGCGACGCGATTTTACGCAAGAAGTTGTGAAATGGGAGAACCGCTGCGAAATCACAAACGAGGAAGGATTATCAGTGACCTATGAGTTTTCCGCTTACACGCCGTACGAGGAAAAGTGCTTACTGCGAACGTTCGACGCATTGCACGCAGACCAAATTCTCGAGGATTACGAAATTGTTTTCGGACCCTACGAGCTAATCGAGCAGTAAACAAAGAAAGGAAGGAAAGACATGAAAAAATTTACAGTCAAAGCGTGGAGCGGCAGCGTCGATGACAGGGTATCCGTTAAGTCGTTTGCCAAAGTATACGAAGCAGATCAGTACGCAGCAGGACTGCGAGCTTCTGGCCGCTACAAGTTAATTTCAGTCGTATGCGAGTCGTTAAATCAAGTGATCGGACTCTACACGTTTCACCAACAGGGGAAATGAAATGAAACAACCTATGCAGCAAAGTTTTCGCTGGAAAGCGAGAGGTACGGTAGTCACAGCAAAGCACGTATTCAACACATACAACGAGTGGATTTGCTTAGTCGATCTAGCAAGCGAGTTTTGCGTATGTCGCTATGTAAGCAGACGCGAAGAATGGATCTCCGGTCGATATTTCGACAATCTTTCGGCAGCTAGGGCTGCGTACGAAAGCACAGGATCTATCGACGTCACAGTAGATCATTATTAGTAATACGTTTCATAAACAGGGGATAAGACATGAAGGACTTTCACTACGCCGCGACCGGCAACCTCGTTACATACAGACATTGCTTGAACACGAAAGACAGGTACGTATGCGTTGTCGACAGAGGGCACGAATACGTGGTCTGCGAGTACAGGTCGGGAGATCATGAGTGGCAATGGGGACACTATTTCGACAGCGAAAAGGTAGCAATGTTCTACTACAATTCGATTTCGCCACGGTGACACGTGATTGACACGTGACAAGGATTTTGGTAAATTACGGTTTTGGCGCTCACACGAAAGGTAAAGTAATGAGCAAAGTAAATATTGCGAAAGTCGAGTACGAGTACCCTGAGTACGAGTACGAATGGTTGCTCGAAGAGCACGAATATCACTCAAAGTCGTATGACGGCAAAGAGTTTGTTCCGGCATGTAGCGACATAGAAATCACGCACGCGTTTGCAGCCTCAAAGTCATTCGGTCGCGACCACGACGAGTTTCAGACGATGATGCGGTGGTTGAACGACTGGCATTACGGCGAACCGTCGGAACAGTGGGTTCCCGCTATTAAAGGTTCAACAGGCGTGACGGGCTACGAAATCAGCTTAGTGTGCGCCAAATACGAGAATGGCAAACTAATCAATAAAGGCCACGCTTACGTAGACCAATCGTCGTGGACGCTGGACATCCACTTCGTAGACGCAAGAAATCGTCGATTAGATAGAGTCCCACTCCACCATTTCAACGTAATCCATCGCGCGATGCGGATCTACTTTAGCGTGTTCCGAAATCTCAGCAACGCTTACATTCTGCGCGAGCAAAATGGGCACACACACAAGATGATTGAGCTCAATCAACCAGCGCTCGCCGATCTATGATCGCTGCAATATCGCAAGCACAACGCAAGTTGTGCGTATGCCTACACCCCGTCGCTCAGTGTAGCGACGGGTTTTGGCTCGCCACCGATAGCGGCGGCAACTCACGTTATCTCGTCGCAATACTCGACGACGAGTCTCTTTACATTCACAAATTCACACGGGGCGAAATCTCAAAATGGAAGCAGTCAGAATTTGCGCACTTGTTCTAGTGCTGCATTTACTCGCGTACGCGGCAATCATTCCTCTTTTATTGTTGGCGATGCAATGAGCGAAAGAAAATCAGCGTTGCTGATATTTGTGTTTTGGTGTTTAGGGTTTTTACTAGCAGGTGGGATATGAGCAGGAAACGACAACAGTGGCTACTCGAGCGAAAGCAAGGCATCGGAGGCAGCGACATTGCTGCAATCGTCGGGCTATCAAAGTGGCAGACGCCGATGGATGTATGGCTAGACAAAACGAGCAAGGAAACTAATGACGAAACGAACCTAGCGATGGAGCTCGGGAATTACCTTGAACCGCTAGTCATCGAAAAATACAAGCAAGCAACCGGCAATAGCGTGCTAGAAAATCTCAACGCAATTCGCGACGAGAAATATGAGTTTGCTCGATGCAATCTCGATGGATTCGTCGTAACAAAAGAGGGCGACAAAGGCATACTCGAAGTGAAAACAGCGGGTAGCAGCAAAGAATGGGGCGAACCGGGAACGAGCGATATACCTAAACACTACTACTGCCAGTGTCAATGGAATATGCGGATCGCCGGAGTCGACTGGTGCGACGTGCCGGTTTTGTTCTTCGATTATGGTCGTCGCATCGAAGTGTATAGCGTGGACGCGGATCCAGACTTTCAGCAATGGTTGATCGAGGAAGCATCGCGATTTTGGCAAGGAGTCGTGAATGACATCATGCCAGCGGCGACTACCAGTAGTGAGTGCGAGCGGGCGTATCCGCAGCACAGCGTCGGTTCCGAGCTCA